AGGGATGAGCGCCACAAGACGGTCACCATTAGCGAGTGGCGGGACGAGTTTGTTTTGCTCAAAGGGGACAGCACCAGCATCTATAAGGACTGGGATCGCGGCAAGAAAGCCATGTTTGCCAAGGAATTGGTCGGCTATCACAAGACGGATATAGCGGATTATTGCTGGGTGATTTACCCCGAAGACGCTAAAGATGAGCCGTTTGTTAGCCCGTTTTAGTGGGCAACTTGCAAGTTGGGTATATGAAAAGCTGGCAGTTGGGTATGAACTTATGTTTGAAAAATCTACCCAACTTCGTAAAATATGGTCAGTTGGGTATATGGTAAGTTGTACAGAAAAGGGTGGAAATATACCCAACTTCCAACTTCTTGCTTAATGCAAGAAGTAAGTTGGGTATATGCCATCTCGGGAAATCGTTTTGGGTTGAAGTTGGGTATATGAGGAGTTTAGGATGGCATCGAAGAAATTGTTGGAGACTGACGTTTATCCATCCGACCCGTTTCAGGTTTGGAATCAGGCGTTGGCGGTTGAAGTTGAACTGGCAAAGTTAGACCATGAAAAGGTTTATGGAATTGGGCGGGTGCTTGAATTGGTGGACGCAGAATTTCGGCGTAAGTTTCACGCGCAGCGGGAGAGGATTGCGGAAGCGGTGAAAGCGCGGGATGAGGAAAGGTTGGAGAAAGCCAGCAAAGGGCTTATAGCGGCTTATAAGGCGTTAACGCGGTGGGCTGAAGGGGTAGGGCTAGAGAGGATGCCTAAAATCGATTGTATGGAGCATAGGATGGGTGACGGGAGCCTGATGGTGGTTGTCAGGCAAGAGAAGGATAGGATTTGGTACGAGCAGTTTAGGAAAGAGCCAGGCGCACGCTCTGTCTGGACGCTACAAGAGTTGGAGACGGTGATGAACGCGCCAACGCTTAAGCAGGTGCGTGAAATTAAGGCAGCTTTGCCTGGAACCAAAATGGTGCCGGTTGAGGCGACAGGATCAAGCGGTTTTGAAAACATGGAGAACGACATTGACATCAGCAAACCATTCCGAGGAACAAAACTCTTTGACACGGCCAAAGCGGAAGTACACGCGCAAGGCGGTAAACGCTGAAATGTCATTTGCAGGGCAATCGGAAGCAAAAACAGCACAAAGTTCGGAGAAAGTGGCACTTGGTAGTGCATTTGTTGCGTCGGAAGGCGGCGAACGCAAGAAAAAATCTGAGATAGCTACGCGCGTGAATAAGCCTGGCGCCGGTCGCCCACCCGTTTACACCGCCGAAATGTGGAAGGGAATCTTTGACCGAATCGGTGCAGGCGCTTCACTGACTACGGCGCTCAAGGAGCCAGGCATTAGCTATTCGCACGCTCAGCGGCTGATAGACGCAGACCCAGCTTTAGCCGAGGCCTATGAGACGGCGAAGAAAACTCGAGCGTCGCGTTTGGCCGAGGAAATCATTGAGTTGTCGGACGCGCCTATCCCTGAGCATCTTCAAGGCGTAGAGATCAGCGCCTGGGTGAACCAGAAGCGGCTTCAGGTGGACGCACGCAAGTGGGTGGCGGCAAAGCTATACCCTCGCGTTTACGGCGACAAGATTGACGTTAGCGTGCGCGATGACCGCATCAGCGTGCTAGATGCGCTTGAGGCTGCACGCTCTCGCGTCCAGATCGGCATGGACATTACCGACGTAACGCCTAAGTTATCCACAGACCAGCGTTAAGGGTTATCCACAGATATGCTCAGTTTGTTGAAAGATTAAGCAGAAACACGCATAAACGCCTTGTTTTACTTAACATAATGGACACTGTATAAAGTAGTGTGCTTGCACTATGTAAAACGGCATGGTTAAAAGGTCAATGGTATCAATGACTTACAAAGGTACACGCGCATTGTCAGAGGAGAAGCTGCGGTGCTCAAGTTATACACAGCGCTGGCGTAGCTAGGTGGTGCACGGGTTAGGTGGCCGAGGCCGCGCTAGCCGTGGCTTGCCGCCCGCCCGAGGGGAGGGGGTAGGGCCGGCGCGGAAAGGTCACAGAAACGGTGGCCCCGCGCACAATTTTTATTTTTTTATGCTATAACCGCGCCCACTCCAACCACTTGACAATAAATGCAACTCCCGATTTACAAAGGCGAGGAAGAGCAGAAGCTGATGACGGAACTATGGTCACCGGCAATTGCTGATGACTTAGAGGCGTTTGTAAGATTTGCATTCCCGTGGGGTGTTAAGAACACGCCCTTAGAACGGTTCCAAGGCCCACGCAAGTGGCAGCGCGAGGTGCTAAGAGACATCACGGATCACATCAAGAAGCAAAAGGGCCAAATTAACTTTGACACCGTTCGCATGGCGGTGTCCTCGGGACGCGGGATTGGCAAGTCGGCGTTGGTTAGCTGGCTAGTGCTGTGGATGCTCACCACTCGGATTGGTGGCAGCGTAGTGGTTAGTGCGAACTCTGAGAATCAGTTGCGTTCGGTCACCTGGGCAGAGTTGACGAAGTGGGCGGCCATGCTGATTAACTCGCACTGGTGGGAGATAAGCGCTACCAAGCTAGTGCCCGCGAATTGGTTGACAGATTTGGTTGAGCGTGATTTGAAAAAGGGAACGCGCTATTGGGCTTGCGAGGGTAAGCTGTGGTCTGCGGAGAATCCTGATTCTTACGCTGGTGTACATAACCAAGACGGCATGATGCTGATCTTTGACGAGTCCAGCGGTATTCCTAACCCGATTTGGGAGGTGGGCGCTGGATTCTTTACTGAGAATACGCCAGACCGTTATTGGTTTGCGTTTTCCAATCCTCGGCGTAACGAGGGATATTTCTTTGAATGTTTTAACGCTAAAAGAGATTTCTGGAACACGCGGTGCGTGGATGCTAGGACGGTAGAGGACACCGACAAAGCGATTTACCAGCAGATTATTCAAGAGTATGGCGAAGACTCTGCCCAGGCTAAGGTAGAGGTGTACGGCGAGTTTCCGTCTGCCGGTGAAGACCAGTTTATCTCGGCGATGCTGGTGGATGATGCCGCCAAGCGTCCGCGTTACAAGGATTTGTCCGCGCCTATCGTGATGGGAGTTGATCCGGCTCGAGGTGGTGCCGATGCTACTGTTATTGCGGTACGCCAAGGGCGAGATATTGTGGCAATTAAGCGGTATCAGGGCGAAGACACGATGACGATTGTGGGTCGCGTCATTGAGGCGATGGAAGAGTTTAAGCCTGTGATGACAGTTATTGACGAGGGCGGGCTGGGCTACGGGATACTGGACAGGCTTACCGAGCAGCGGTATAAAGTGCGCGGTGTGAACTTTGGCTCTAAAGCGAAACATTCCATTGCATTTGGAAATAAGCGGGCCGAAATGTGGAACGAAATGAGGAACTGGCTAAAATCTGCTAGTATTCCCACCGACAGGCAGCTTAAAGCTGATTTGACTGGGCCGATGAAGAAACCTAATTCGTCGGGGACTATTTTCCTTGAAGGGAAAAAAGAGATGCGTGCAAGAGGATTGGCTTCACCTGATGCGGCAGATGCAATTGCCGTGACGTTTGCTTTTCCTGTGGCGCATCGGCAGTATGTTGAACCAACCCGCCGCGTTAATGCTCAAGGCAGCGGCGTTACTACTTCATGGATGGGGGCTTAGTATGGTTACGAAACCTGGGCTTTACGCCAACATTCACGCCAAGCAAGAACGCATTGCGGCTGGCTCCAAAGAGAAGATGCGTAAGCCTGGTACGCCAGGCGCTCCTACCGCCAAAGCATTTAAAGAATCGGCCAAGACGGCCAAGAAGGGTAAGTAATGCCTTTAGTCAAGTCAAAATCACCCGAGGCTTTTCGTAAGAACGTGAAAGCTGAAGTGGCCGCCGGTAAGCCGGTGAAACAGGCCGTTGCGATTGCATATTCGGTTAAGCGCGAGGCGCAGAAGCCTGCGCCAAAAGGTAAGAAATAATGGCTGATTACACCGGCATTGCCGCTGCTGGCGCGGTATCCAACGGCGGCGGTCAGAAGGACACCGAATCCAACATCTTGGCGACTGCCCGCAGCCGCTTGGATATGGCGATTGGTGCGTTGTCCGAATCCCGCGAGGATGAGATTGACGATCTGAAGTTTTATGCCGGTTCGCCTGACAACCATTGGCAATGGCCTGCCGATGTGCTGGCGACTCGCGGCGCGGTGCAGGGCCAGACGATTAACGCTCGCCCTTGCTTGACTATCAACAAACTGCCGCAGCACGTCCGGCAAGTAACCAATGACCAACGCCAAAACCGCCCAAGTGGCAAGGTTATTCCTGCCGATGACAAAGCCGACGTTGCAGTCGCCGAAATCTTCAACGGCATGGTCCGGCACATTGAGTACATCTCGGACGCCGATGTCGCTTACGACACGGCCTGCGAAAACCAAGTTTCCTACGGCGAAGGTTACATCCGCATCTTGACCGAGTATTGCGACGCAGATACGTTTGACCAAGACATCAAGATTGGGCGCATCCGTAACAGCTTTAGCGTTTACATGGATCCAACAATCCAAGACCCGTGCGGTTCTGATGCCAAGTGGTGTTTCATCACCGAGGACATTACGAAAGCAGACTACGAACGAATGTATCCTGATTCCGCGCCTATCACAACCCTGCAATCGCTGGGTGTAGGCGACCAGAATCTGTCCCAATGGCTTAACGAAGACACCATCCGGATTGCGGACTATTATTACGTTGACTACGACCGCGCTACGCTGAATCTGTACCCTGGAAATGTGACTGCTTTTGAGGGTTCGCCCGAAGACAAGCTGCTAAAAGACCATTTTGGCAAGCCAGTGAACAAACGCAAGTCTGACCGGCAAAAAATCAAGTATTGCAAGATTAACGGCTACGAAATCTTAGAAGAGCGCGAGTGGGCGGGTAAGTACATCCCTGTTGTTCGCATTGTCGGCAACGAATTTGAAGTTGATGGCCGTTTGTATGTGTCGGGTCTTGTGCGAAACGCCAAAGACGCGCAACGGATGTACAACTATTGGGTGTCCCAAGAGGCAGAAATGCTTGCTTTGGCCCCGAAAGCGCCATTTATTGGTTATGGCGGCCAGTTTGAGGGCTACGAAAACCAGTGGAAGACCGCGAACACGACCAACTGGCCGTATTTGGAGGTAAACCCTGACGTAACCGA